AACTTCCAGAAAAGCGACTTGGGGTTCCCAGCGCGGTCGACGTAGTCCTCGTTGCGGCTGACCAGCAGGAAGGTCTGGTCGGGAATGAACAGCCACCGCCACAAGAACGTCCCCAGCAGCAGCCACGACGAGGACTACGTCGACCGTGCCGGGAACCCGAAGTCGCTTTTCTGGAAGTTGGACTTCCTGATGCGGCACCTGCCTTCGTGGATGGTGCCCCGCTTCGAGCGGGCCCGCCTGCGCCTGACGAACCTGGACAACGGGTCCACGATCGATGGGGAGTCGACGACCGGCGACGTGGCCCGCGGCGACCGCCGGACGGCGATCGCCTTGGACGAGTTCGCCGCCTTCGAGACGGACGCGGGGTACCGGGCGATGGCCTCGACCCGGGACGCCACGCGGTCCCGGATCTTCAATTCGACGCCCTGCGGCACCGGGAATGCGTTCGCCGACGTGGCCCGGTCCCCCGGGATCCGCCAGCTCCGCCTGCACTGGAGCGACCATCCGGTCAAGGCGGAGGGCCTGCACTACGTGGATGGCCACCCCCGCAGCCCGTGGTACGACCGCGAGTGCCAGCGGTGCCTGTCGCCGACGGAGATCGCCCAGGAGCTGGACATCAGCTTCAGCGGCAGCCAATCCCTGTTCTTCGATCCGGCACGCCTGCAGGAGATCCGCGGCAAGTGCGTCCAGCCGGACGGCCGCGGCGAGCTGGAGCACGGCCCCGGCGGCTGCGACCCCACGTGGGTCCCTTCCCGCAACGGCAAGTGGCTGCTGTGGTGCGGCCTTTCGGCGGACGGGTCGCCTCCGCCCAGCACCTATTCGGTCGGCGCCGACGTGGCGTCCGGCACCGGCAGCAGCAACTCGTGCCTGTCGGTGCTGGACCTGCGGACCGGCAAGAAGGTCGCCGAGTGGGCGGCGAGCGACGTCCGCCCCGACGTGATGGCGGGCATCGCCGTCGCCGCGTGCCGGTGGTTCAGCGACGACTCCGGCGTGCCCGCGACGCTGATCCACGAGGCGGCGGGCCCGGGCCGGATCATGGGCGACGTGGCCATCGAGACGGGCTTCCGGAACTTCTGGATGCGTCCGCTCGAGGGGATGGCCGTCCGCAAGTACAGCCAGCGGATCGGCTGGTTCCCCACCCGCGACGGCAAGGTGGCGCTGTGGGGCCACTACCGGAGGCTGCTGTTCGAGGGCGCGATCTGGAATCCTTCGATCGACGCCGTGAACGAATGTGCGGAGATGATCTACACTGGCGGCGGAGTCGAGCACGTCCGCTCGATCGCGAGCCAGGACGCGAGCGGCGCACGGGCCAATCACGGAGACCGCGCGACCGCCGACGCCCTTGCGGCGATGGCCCTCTCGGCGGGGACGTCGCCGCCGGGCCGCAGCGACCGCGAGCAGGCCCCGCAGGGCACGCTCGCGGCCAGAAGGTCGGTGGCCGTCGCCGCCGCGGGGGAGATCGCGTGGTAGACCCAACTCGTCTTTCCCGGGCGGTCGAGTGGAGCAGGCTGCGGATGCTGCCGTTCCGCGAGAGGCGCATGGCCTCCGTGCGGCAGTACCTCGGCGCCCACTACGGCCAGGGCGGCACCCGGATGCCCATCAACATGGTCGAGCTCGCCATGGGCATCTTCCGGCGGGAGCTCGCCGCCCGGAACCCCGGCGTCATCGTGCGGAGCCGCTCGAGGGAGCTCCAGCCGGTGGCGTCCAAGCTCCAGCTCGCCATCAACGCCGTGCTGAAGGAGATCGACTTCTCCGCGACGCTCCAGGAGGTCGTGTTCGACGCGATCTTCTCGATCGGCGTCGTCAAGGTGGGCGTGTCGGAGGCGGACGAGGTCGCGGGGTTCATGCGGAGGAAGGACCTGCCGTTCGTCGATCCGGTGTCCATCGACGACCTGGTGCTCGACATGCGTGCGTCCCGCTGGGGCGCCCAGCAGTTCATCGGCAACCGCTACCTCGTGCCGTTCGACGCCGCGAAGAAGTCGGGCCTCTACGACATGAAGGGCCTCGGCCCCACCCGGCCGACCCCGCACAACGAGACCGGCGACCCCCGCATGAGCTCGATCTCCACGCAGGGGATCATGGACGAGGACGCCGAGCTGCTCCCGACCATCGAGATGTGGGACATCTGGGTGCCCTCCGACGGCACCGTCTGCACCTACGCCTCCGACGACAGCGGCAAGATCCTGTGCGAGCGGCCCCTGCGGAAGGTCGACTGGGAGGGCCCGCAGGACGGGCCGTTCCTGTGCCTGTCGCTGGGCGAGCTGAGCGGGAACCTGATGCCGGTCCCGCCGGTCAACAGCCTGCTCGACCTGAACGACGCGATCAACCGCAGCTTCCGCAAGCTGGTCCGCCAGACCGACCGCTCGAAGGTCGTGACGATGGTGGCTGGCGGAGCCGACGAGGACGGAAACCGCCTCGTCGAGTGCGAGGACGGCGACGTGGTGCGGGTCGACCGGCCGGAGTCCATCCGGCAGGTGTCCTTCGGCGGGATCGACCAGCCGACGCTCGCGTTCACGCTGCAGATGCGGGACCTGTTCAGCTACGTGGCGGGCAACCTCGACGCCATGGGCGGCCTGTCGCAGAGCGCCCCGACGCTCGGGCAGGAGCAGCTCATCCAGGCGTCGAGCAGCCAGAAGATCCGCGACTACCAGGCCCGCATGACCCGCTTCACCAAGCGGGTCGTCGAGCACGTGGCCAGGTACGTCTTCGACGATCCCGACGCGAGGTACCGGATCATGCTCCCGCTCGCCGAGCGGGGCATCGAGGTGCCCCTCGAGTTCGCCCCCGACGAGCGGAACGACGAGGACTTCGTCGAGATGGAGTTCGACGTCGCCCCCGCCTCCATGCAGGACCCGAGCAACGTCCAGCGCGTGGACATGATGTCCCGCGTGGTGACGCAGTTCCTCGCCCCGCTGATGCCCGCCATGCAGGCCCAGGGCACCACCATCGACGTCTCGGCGTTCATCCGCGAGATCTCGGAGCTCACCAACACGCCCGAGCTCAAGGACCTCGTCGTGCCGGTCCAGATGGCGGCCGAGACCGTGGCCGAGGAGGCCGCGGGCGACGGCGTCGGGGCGACACCGAAGCCAGCGATGACGACCCGGCGGTACGAGCGGGTCAACGTCCCGACGGGGGGCACCCGCTCCGCGAGGGACGGCATGGCGACCCGGGCGCTGCTGGGCGAGCGTCTCGCCCCGGCGGAGTCCGATGCGATGGCCATGCCCACAGGATGACGGATGCCGATCTACTGCTATAGGCGGGGGGACGGGGAGCTCGTCGAGATCTCGATGAGCTACGCGGAGAAGTGCAGGCGCGAGCAGGGCGGGCGGATCGTCCACAAGGGCGAGACGCTCGAGCGGGACGTGGTCGCGGAGCACTCGAAGACGGTGCCGGGATGCAGCGGCTGGCCGATCTGGTCGGAGTCCGCCGCGGTGCATCCTTCGGACGTCCCCCAGGTCAAGTCGGATCTTGCGCGGAACGGCATCGCGTGCGACTTCGATCGCCACGGCCGCCCCCGCTTCGAGAGCGCTGCGCACCGGCGGTCGGTGCTGCGGCGATGGGGCATGCACGACAGGAGAGGCTATGACTGACGAACCGGCGGCGGAGATCGTGGAGGAGCAGGCGAAGGCCGAGGACAACCCGTACGACGTGGTCGACCCGGCGACCCGCGACTCGGATCCGGGCGACGAGAACGACGCCGAGCCTGCCGCCGAGGAGTCGGCGGAGCCGGAGACGAAGGAGGCCGCGGCCCCGACGAAGAAGCCGATCGCGGAACCGGAGGTAGACTCCGGCGAGGGCGAGGCCGACGGCCTGCCCGACCACCGCAAGTTCCTCGACGAGGAGCTTGCGGAACAGGTGTTCGGCATCGTGCGGCAGCAGGCGAAGCAGATCGCCCGGCTGCAGGAGATGCTGAACGGAGCCGGGATCATGGCCCCGATGGAGGCCGCGGTCTCGAAGGCCGGGGACATGTTCCCCGACGTGTTCGGCAAGGGGTCCTCCCCGAGCGCCGAGCAGTCCGAGGCGCGGACCCGCCTGTCCGAGGCGGCCGAGATCGTCCGGGCGACCTACGCCCGGCGAGGCAAGGCCGCACCCGGATGGGACGAGCTGATCCGCGTCGCGATGAGCGTCGAGTTCCCCGAGCTCGCGCAGAAGGCAGTCGCCCAGCAGGCCAAGGCGGTTCGCCGGGAATCCCAGCGCATCGCACGACCGGCCTCCAGGGAGGCGAGCCTGTCGCCCGAGGAGCGGGCGGTGCGTGCCGCCCGCAAGATGATGCTCGAGAGCGCGGCTTTCGGCTCGAGCGTTCCCGATCTCGAATAACGGAGAAGAGCCATGTCGGTACAAGCCGACCTCATCAAGGACCTGATCACCACCACCCAGCGGGAGCTGGGCGAGCTGAAGTTCACCGAGCTCGCGTCCGACCTGCAGGAGCACGTCGCCATGGGCGAGCTGCTCCGCAAGAACCGCGTCACGTTCGACTCGGGTTCCGCCATCCAGTGGAACCTGATGATGGGCCACAGCGGCGCCGCCAAGGAAGTCGGGCTGTTCGAGGTCGACTCCCTCGACATCCAGGACCAGATGGTGACCGCCAACGTGCCGTGGCGGCACGTGACCGTCAACTACGCCATCGAGCGCCGCGAGCTGGCCATGAACCGCGAGCCCCGGCGCCTCGTCGAGCTCGTCAAGATCCGCCGCTCCGACGCGATGGCGTCCATGGCGGAGCTGATGGAAGGCCGCTTCTGGGGCCGCCCGGCGACCTCGAGCGACGCCAAGCGGGTCTTCGGCGTCAACTACTGGGTCGTCCACAACGGCAGCTCCGGCAACGGCTTCACCGGCGGTGCGGCCACCGGCTTCACCACCGTCGCGGGCCTGAACCCCACCGACTACCCGCGGTGGCGGAACTGGTCCGCCCAGACCACGGCGCTGGCCTCGGACACCGACCTCGACGACCACGTGCTCAAGTGGCGCGAGGCGGCGGTGAAGACCAACTTCAAGCCGATCCCGGGCGTCACCAACACGCCCTACGGCACCGCCAACACCATGGGGTACTACACCAACTACGCCGTGCTGGCGAAGCTGGAGACGCGCCTGGAGAACCAGAACGACAACCTCGGCAACGACATCGCCGCCAAGGACGGCAAGGTCGTGTTCCGCGGCGTCCCGGTCACCTACGTGCCGTACCTCGACAAGTCCGCGGACAACCCGATCTTCGGGCTGAACTGGGGCAAGTTCAAGCCGGTGTTCCTGTCGGGCGAGTTCCTCCGTGAGATGGGTCCGGAGACCGCGCCCAACCAGCACACCACCTACGTCACCCACGTCGACACGACGCTCAACTTCCTCTGCTACGACCGGCGTCGGCAGTTCGTGCTGTCCAGCAACGCCAGCGCCGGAAGCGACCTCGGCCTCGGCTGAGCCGCAATACAGGAGACACCACCATGGCACAGTCACTCGTGACCTACCTGGGCGGAGCGGTGAAGGCGAGCGAATGGCTCGCCGCGGCCGCCAACCCCGCCGACGCCTTCCACTTCTTCACGGACGGCTTCTCGGCCGACCCCTTCTCGGCGGACACCTCCGTCGACACCGCGGGCCTCCACGGCCGCATCAACGCCAGCCCCGGCACCACCACCACCAGCACGACGAGCAGCTTCGTCGTCTGCAACGCGCCGACGAAGTTCGCCTTCGAGTGCAAGGGCCAGTTTGACGGCGACGGCACCGACGGCATCGTCGGGATCGCGGCCATCGCCTTGAACGGCAAGCCCCAAATCGCCAGCGACGAGGGCGTGTACTTCTACATCGTGGGCGGCGTGCTGAAGTTCCGCATCCGCTACGGCAGCAGCGCGAACGACCACTACACGCTCGACATCGCGACGCTGACCGGCAACATCGATGGCGTCGAGTACCGCTTCGGGTTCACCTACGAGGGCGGCGTGTTCCGCGCCTACCTCGACGGCGCCCTGAAGGGCGAGCAGAAGGCGGCGTTCCCCGCCGGGGACATGCGCTTCGCGGCTGGCAAGAAGGACTCCGCCACGGCGAAGACCAACCAGTTCCTCAACTTCGACTACGTCCTGATCAGCGGCTCCCGCTGACGCGGGTCCGCACAAGGAGACGCCACATGAAGTGCGGATCGAAGCGCAAGAAGGGCGGCAAGAAGGGCTACTGAGCCCTTCCCCGCACCGACGGCGGCCGTCGCTGGAGACAGCGGCGGCCGCTTTCATGCGCCTACTTGACCCGGCGCATCTCCCACACCTCGACCTCGTCGCCGACGAGCACCACCATGCCCGCCCGCGTGGCTGCGAGCACCGCGGCGTAGTCGGGCTGGCTCTTGGCGATGACCATGGCGTTCCCGCGGCGATCCGCCGCGACGCCCGACACCGCATGCTCGCGGCGGATGCGGATCTCGTCCATCGCCCTCGACAGCCGCTCGATGGTCTCGGGGCGGACCTGCCTGCGGTTCTCGGCGGCGTCCGCGATGGTCTCGCGGTTCACCGCGGACCATCGGGCAAGCTCGATGGTGCTGACGCCATGCTCCCGCATGAAGTCCGACAGGCGGCGGGAGAAATCCGTGCGGAAATCCGCATTTGGGCGTTGACGGGGCAAGGGGGTCTCCTTAAAGTCAGGGCATGCAGGAACGAGAGTACCGCAGCCATCCGTCGATTTCCCACAGCATGCTGAAGGAAATGGCGAAATCCCCGGCACATTTCCGGTATGCGGCCGATAACCCGCCGGAAGAGACCGAGGACATGCTGCGGGGCACGCTGATCCACGCGATGGCCTTGGAGCCGCAGTCGCTGGAGGAGCGGTTCATCCGTGCGGAATCCATCGACCGTCGGACCAAGGCGGGCAAGGAGGCGTTCGCCGCCCTGCAGCAGTCCTCCGAGGGCAAGAGCGTCGTGCCGCAGTCCATGTGGCGGACCGCCGAGCGGTGCGTCGAGGCCCTCGAGCGGGACGTGGAGACGGCGATGTGGCTCAGCGAGGCCCGCGGCGGGTCCATCGAGGTGCCGCTGTTCTGGTCCAGGCAGGGCGTCGACTGCAAGGGCAGGCCGGACTCGGTCCTAGCCGACGGCACCGTCGTCGACATCAAGACCACCGCGATGACGCTGACCCCGGGCCTGTTCGTCAACGAGATCTTCCGCCGGTGCTACCACACCCAGGCGGCGTTCTACCGGAGCGGAATCCTCGCCAACGGAGGCGAGTGGCGCAGCCACGTGCTGGTCTGCGTTGAGACCAAGCCGCCGTACGCGGTGGCGGTGTTCCGCATGGGACCTCAAGTCATAGGGACTTCCGATGCCAAGATCAGCCAGTGGATCGACCTCTACCGCGCCTGCTGCGACCGAAACGAGTGGCCCGGATACGGGCTCGTCGAGGTCTCAACTCCCAAGTGGGCTATGGAGGAAGCTGTGTGAGGCCCGCCGCCGGGTCGTCGCCATCGAGAAGGACAGTCGCAACGCCCACGGCGGATACGACTACGTGTCCGCCGAGGCGATGATCGCGAAGACCCGGCAGGTGATGATCGACCTAGGCCTCGTGCTGACCCGCGAGGAGTCCGGCGTCTGCATGGCGGGCGAGCTGGTGGTCCTCCATCAGGACTTCTGCCTGCGGGACGCCGACTCCGAGGAGGTCTGGCGGTTCTCAGTGGACATGCCCTGCCCGGCAAGGAAGGGGATGCCCGAGGACAAGGCGGTGATGGCCGCGATGACAAGCAGCCTCAACTACGCGATCCGCGACGTGATGATGGTTTCCCGCGGCCGCGAGGACCAGATCGAGGCGATCGAGGACCACGAGGACGCGGCAAAGCCCGCTCCCCGCCTGCCGTCCCGCGGCGACGCCGTGGTGGAAAAGGCGAAGAGGCTGTTCGCCCCGGCGGACGTGGTGCTGGACACCCGCGAGTCGGCGAGCGAGGAGGACCTCGTCCGCCTGCACAAGATCCTCGAGAGCGGCATCGCGGGCGACGGGGCGCTGGACCGCTGGCTCCGGGGCGCCGAGGCGTTCGTGAAGGCCCGCGGGGTGGAACGGACTTATGACAAGCTCGCCGACATCCCGTCGGCAGTGGCGGCGAAGATCATCGCCCGGTACGCCGCCGAGTACGTCCAATGGGCGAAGGAGGCAAACTGATGCCTGAGTACGAGGACAAGCCTGGACAATTCGTTCTCTTCCGCAACGCCAAGAAGAAGAATCCCAAGGGGCCGGACTGGGGCGGCACCATCATCAGGGACGACGGAACGAAGCAGAAGATCGCCGCATGGGACCGCCGCAACGGCGAGATCGTGTCCGGATCCTACGACACCTACGAGCCTCCCGCGAACCGAAGCGGCGGCTCCATGGGCGACGACATCCCGTTCTGACCTTCGCATAGCAGCTTGGACCGAGCATGGACGCTCACCTGCCTTATCCGGTCGTCGGATATCCACGCGACGTACCGCGCCCCCATGCCGGGCGTGCTGTGGCCCATGGTCAGGTCGATCGCAGGACGATCCCAGTGGTCGTCGATGGCGGTCCGGTACGACCTTCGGAACGAGTAGAACCCGCGACGGTTGGAGGGGACCCCGGCACGCCGCATGAGGGCGTGCATGCGGGGCTTGATGTAGTCCTGCCCGTCGCTGACGATGGGCTGGCCCCGGGCGTTCTCGATGGGGAGGCCCACCTCCGACAGGGCCTCCAGCGTCTCCGGCCACAGCCAGTTGCGTCGATCCGCCCCGGTCTTGAACCGGGGCGCGTCGACGATGTGGCCCGACACGTGCCGGTCCTGCAGTCGTGCGCAGTCCCGGTTGCCGTAGCCCAGGTTGATGCCCAGAAGGATCATCAGCCGCATCTTCGCGCACGCGCACGCAAGGAGCCGCACGATCTCCTGCGGGGAGAACACCCTTCGGAAGGGCGGGGACCCTCGCATCCTGCGAAGGTCCCGGGGCACCAGGAAGTAAGGGATCTCCGACCGGTCCTGCGCCCACCGGACCATCGCCATCGATATGTCCCAGCGGACCTTAGCGGTCCCCTGCGAGAGCCGGTCCAGCAGGTACCGCCGGTGCCGCAGCATGTCGTCGATGGTGATGGAGTCGGCCCGCCGGTCGCCCAGGTGGTCGACCAGGGACCGAAGGGAGGTCCTGTACCCGCTGGCCGTCAAACGCCGGATTCCGGCGTGGAGGCGGGCGTCGACCCACCGCTCGCAGAGGATTCGGATCGTAAGCATGCAAACATGATGCTTCGTCCCCGCGCCGAGTCAACAATTTGGTACAACAACCCAGTAGATGAAGAACTGGGGCTGCACCCCACTCTGTCGTCTGCCCAACCCCCGCCTGCACAACATGTTGTGGAGGCGGACTCTTCGGAGAGCGCCATGGTTGCCATGCAGAACAGGGTCCTTTCCCCCGGCGACGACCGCGTCGAATTGGCGTGGGTGACCAGCCTTGGGCAGGTCAGGTTCCGCATCGTGCTGTGGGAGGGGCGCCTGTGGATCGACGCCCGGGCGGCGGCGGTGGGGCTGCCGGATCCGTTCTGTGCCTTGGAGGTCGTGCTCGATCTCGGCGACGTCCGCGAGATCTGCGTCGACGGGTCCGGGGTGCTGATGGCGGCGGACCAGGTCGCAAGCGAGGAGGACGTCGAGGCGATGCGGGAGATGTTCTGCCTGCTGGTCGCGGCGAAGGGGGTGACCGGGTGATCGGCTCGTGGTGGGTCAGCCTCGCTCAGGAGCTGTGGCCGCGTGCCACGTGGAACGAGCAGATCCGGAAGCTCTGGCAGGAGCGTCTGGCAGGGGAGGCCAAGACGAACCCGGAGGCGTTAGCCCAATGCATACGCAACGTGAGGTGCGCGAGGAGCAGCGAGAGGGTGGAGCTGGCGTGGGTGCTGGCGGAGCTGGGCGAGTACAAGAGGAGGCGGGCGGGGGAGCAGGACTCCCTCGAGTCGAGGATCGCCGCGGAGGCGAAGCGCCGGGAGGAGGACGCCGCGCTGGCGGCGGAGGTCGCCGACGAGGACGCCGCAAGGCGGACGGCGCTGGCGATGCTGGACCCGGAGGAGCTGGCGAGCCTGAAGTCTCAAGTGGCGAGATCTTTGCCCTTGCTGAAGATGCATGGGCCGGTGAGCGGCTGGTCGGCGATCGCTGTGGGCTTGGTGCATGCGACTGGCATCGAGCGAGGTTCCTGGTCGATTGCGAGCCCCGAGCCCAGCCCCGTCCCCGGGCATTCCTCCGGCACGGACGGGTGGCTGTATACGGGCCAGCCCAAGCCGCACAGTTCAAGCTCGCCGCCGGAAGGGCCGCATGGGACGCCGTCGGCCGCGACGCCGGAGCCATCGGAGGCCCTTGCCGCATACTGGTGATGTTCTGCATGAAGCGAACCTTGGCGTGGCAGCGTGCCCGGCACGGCAAGGGGCCGATCCTGGACGTCCGCAAGCCGGACATCGACAATCTGGCCAAGTCATTGCTCGATGGTATGGTGGCCTCCGGCGTGATCACGGACGATTCGCAGGTGTTCGACCTGCGTGCCCTGAAGCTGATGCACGAGGTGGGGGGCAGGCCGCACGCCTGGGTCGCGATGGAGTGGCGCGACGCGATCCGTTGAGGTGAAGATGCAAGCGGGGCGGGGGGATTGGCGCTGGAGCAGTTCCGCATTGCGAACGTCGGCCACGTGGCCAGCGACACCTTTCGGCTGTTCTTTGCCCTGAAGAACCCGAACGGGACCGCTGTCGACCTGGGCGGCTACACAGGCTCGTGGCAGGTGCGGGTGCGGCCGGAGTCCTCGACGACGGTCGCCAGCAGCACCGGCCAGAACCCCAATGCGACGCTGACGATCGAGAGCCCGGCCTCGGACGGGAAGATCACGATCTCCACCGACGCCCTGACCACGCCCGGCCTGTACTACTACGACGTCGAGATCGTGAGCGCCGGAGGCATCCGCGACACGATCGCCCGCGGGCACATCCGGGTCCATCCGGAGGTCACCCGATGAGCCAGATCGGCAACGCCTCGATCGAGGTGGTGAGCGGCATGACCGTCGAGGTCTCGTTCCCCGGGCCGCAGGGGCCTCCTGGCACCGGCGGCGGCGGCGACATCGCCACCGACTTGATCTGGGATGCCAAGGGCGACTTGGCGGCTGCGAACGCCGCAAACAGCGCGGTGCGCGTGCCGGTCGGCACCAACGGCCAAGTGCTCGCGGCTGATAGCAACGCTACGCCCGGTGTCGCGTGGAAGACGCTCGCGAAGGCGGACGTCGGCCTCGGCAACGTCGACAACACTTCCGACGCGAACAAGCCGATCTCCTCCGCGACACAGACCGCCCTCGACGGCAAGGCTCCGGCCACCCGGTCGATCGCGACCGGGGATGGCCTGAGCGGCGGCGGCGACCTGAGCGCTGACCGGACGCTGGCGGTGGACCTTGCGGCCGATCCGGGCCTAGAGATCTCGTCCGCGAAGCTGCGGGCAAAGGTGAAGGCGAACGGCGGGCTCGTCCGCGACGGTGACGGCCTGAGCGTCTCGCTCGGCACTGGAGCGACGGACGCGGCGGCAGGCAACCACACGCACTCCGACGCGACGGGCTCGGTGGCGGGCTTCCTGTCGGCAAGCGACAAGTCGAAGCTCGACGGGATCGCGTCCGGGGCGACCGCCAACACCGGCACCGTGACGAGCGTCGCCGCAGGCACCGGCCTCACCGGCGGCACGATCACCGGCAGCGGCACGATCGCCGCCGACTTCGGCTCGGCGGCGGGCACCATCTGCCAGGGCAACGACGGCAGGCTGTCCGACGAGCGGACACCCACGGACAACACCGTCTCGACGGCGAAGCTTCAGGACGGGGCCGTCACCTACGCGAAGATGCAGGACGTCTCCGCGACCGACAAGATCCTCGGCCGATCCACGGCAGGATCCGGCGATGTGGAGGAGATCGCCTGCACCGCCGCAGGACGTGCCCTGCTCGACGACGCCGACGCTGCGGCCCAGCGGACGACGCTGGGCCTCGGCAGCGCGGCGACCTCGGCGACGAGCGACTTCGCCGCAGCGAGCCACTCCCACGGCAACATCACCAGTGCGGGCGCGATCAACTCGACCGCTGGCCTCCCCGTCGTGACTGGTGCATCCGGGGTGCTCGAAACCCTCGCTCTCGGCACCGCGGGCCAGGCCCTGCGGGTCAACAGCGGGGCGACCGGCCTGGAGTTCGGCACGATCAGCGGGGCGGGCAGCGTCGCCGCAGACACCCTGTGGGATGCCAAGGGCGACTTGGCCGTTGGCACCGGAGCCGACACGGCGAGCCGCTTGGCGGTCGGCACCAACGGCCAGGTCCTGACGGCCGACAGCAACGAGACGACCGGGGTCAAGTGGAGCACCATCTCAGGCACCGGAACCGTCACGAGCGTCGCGACTGGCGATGGCCTGACCGGCGGCGCGATCACGACGAGTGGCACGCTGTCGGTGTCTCTCGCGGCGAACCCCGGACTGGAGTTCAGCAGCGGCACGCTGCGGGCAAAGGTGAAGTCCCTCGGCGGCGTGGTGCGTGACGGCGACGGCCTGAGCGTGGACAGCAGCCTGTTCGCGGCGGCGGCTCACACCCACGGCAACATCACCGCGACCGGCAGCATCGGCTCGACCGCGAACCTGCCGCTGATCACGACGACGGGCGGGCTCGTCACGACGGGCGCGTTCGGCACGAGCGCGAACCAGTTCGCCGAGGGCAACCACACGCACGCGTGGGCGGACATCACGAGCAAGCCGTCCGACTTCACGCCGTCGGCGCACACGCACGGGCTGACGGACGCGTATGTCGGGCACATCGAGACGCCGACGGCTCGCACCTACTACATCGAGCTCGCGTGCCCGGTGGCTCGGACGATCACCGGCGTCTACGCGAAGACCTCGACCGGCACGGTGGACCTCACCGTGAAGAACGGAGCGGACACCGTGTGGACGGGCGACGGCGTGGACTCGACGACAGGCGTTTCCGTTACGACCGGCCTGAGTAACCAGACCGTCTCCGCAGGCGGCACGATCTCCCTGATCGTCGATGCGATCGCGACCCCGGCGGCTCTCCAGTTTTCCCT